TATCTCAAATATCGGGTGGTTATACCACTCAAGCCGTTAATGGTACGGGTGCTACTACTTTAGCCGTTGTAGACGGTGGAACAGGCGCTGCCTTAGCTACACGAGTAATTAAATTAACAGGTACAATTACAGGAAATATTACTGTAACAATTCCTATAGATGTGGAAAATTTCTATTTTATAGAAAATGCTACAACTGGTGGATATACAGTAGAATTTAAATATGTTTCAGGTTCTGGTTCTAGTGTTACATGGGGAACTACTGACAAAACAACTAAAATAATTAATGCTACAGCAGATGATGGCACTAACCCTAACATAAAAGAACTTACAGTAGGTGGATTACCTGGTGGTTCAACTACACAAGTACAGTATAATAATTCAGGAGCATTTGGTGGAGATGCAAATTTTATTTGGAATTCTTCAACAGGGTTAAACATAGGTTCACAGAAAGAATTAAGACTTCAAGATACTACTGGAGGAGAATACATAGGTCAGAAAGCAGCAGGTACAACTACGTCATATACTTTGACTTGGCCTGCAGGAGTAGCAGCAGCAAATGATTATGTTCTAACATCACAAACAGATGGAACATTAGCATGGGTAGAAAATACTGGTGGAACTAAATGGCAAGCAGTGTCAGCATCAGCAGCAATAAGTGTAACAGCAGGAAATGGTTATTTTTTAAACACTACTGGAAACGCTATTACAGCAACTCTACCAGCATCACCATCGTTAGGCGATGAAATTGCATTCGCTGATTATGCAGGTACCTTTGATTCATATAATTTAACCGTAGCAAGAAACGGAAAGAAAATTCAAGGTGCAACAGCAGATTTAACAGTAGCAACTGAAAGGGCAGCGTTCACTTTGGTATTTACAGATGATACACAAGGTTGGTTGCTGAAGAATAAATAATGACAACTTATAAAGGAGTCCAAGGAACGGCTGTTCAAAACATTTCGGGTAGCACTGGGACTATTGACGGACAGATTTGGTATGATACTGCAGCTAGTGCTTTTAAATTAAAAGCAACTACAACAGCAGGTACTTTTGCTACAAGTGGAAATTTAAATGTTGGAAGATATGCTTTAGGAAATTTTGGTATACCATCTGCAGGTCATGCAATTGATGGTAATACTCACCCCGTAGGAGCACCTAATACTTCATCTAATTCTCACGAATCATACGATGGAAGTACATGGACAAGTTTATCTAACACACCATTTGCAGTTACGTTTTTTGCATCATCAGGAACATCAACAGCAGGAATTGGTGGATCTGGTGGACAACCGGCAGGATCATATCAAAGTGCTTGTTATACTTGGGGTGGTAGTTCTTGGACATCTATAACTGGAGTACCAACTGGACTCGAAGCTGCTAATATGTTTGGAACTCAAACATCATGCGTATTGTATGGAGGTGGTGATGGACCAGGTTATCCAGGTAATGCTTATGAAGGAGATGGTTCTTCTTGGACATCAGGACCAAATTTACCAGGAAGTAATTATTATGGATGTGTTTGTACAGGAACTCAAACGGCAGCAATATCAATTGGTGGTGCATCTCCAACAAGTAATAAAGTATTAACTTTGGCTGGTTCAACATGGAGTAGTGAGACAAGTGTTCCTATTACAGTTCCTAATGGAACTGGTAATGGTGTTGGAACTTCAACATCAGCAGTATATGGTCAAGCAACTACGGTATTATCTTGGGATGGAAGTTCTTGGTCAGCAGAAGCTGATTTTCCTGTTGGCAAACCTAGTAGAGCAGCAACAGGTGGTAATCTAACCGGATTTTTTGCAGCGGGTGGAACACCAGGTGGAACACCGACTCCTTCTGCAATACAAACAGTAGAATTTACAGGAGCAGGAGTAGTTGAAACTAGAACTATAACAACAAGTTAAATATTAAGGAGGAAAAACTATGGCAAATTATCAATACTGTGTAGCAGAAAATTGGGGTAGAGGTTTTATTACTGCAGATGATTCAAGAAAACTTGAAAATAGAGGTTTTCCTGGTAACATTTGGAGAGTGCCTGCTAACAATCAAGATGCTAATAGATGGATTGCTGGTGTAACTGGTGAAAGAAAAACTTTATCAGAAGCTCAAGCAATTGTTGACGCAGTGGTTACTCAAGCACAAGCTGATTGGGATGCATTACCTGAAGAGGCAAAAACAGATCCAAGTAGCCCTAGACCACAAAATATAACATTGGAGGAATAATAAGTGGCAACTTATTACGACATAAAAGGACAAAAGGTACAAAGCGTTTCATCAGACCCAAGCCCGGTAGCAACGGGACAGGTTTGGTATAACACGACTACTAGTTTAGCAAAGTTTCAAGGATTTGCACCATCAGCTTGGTCAACAGCCCCTAATTGTCCATATTCTGCTAGAGATGCATCTGGATTTGGAACACAGACAGCAGGAGTTATTTTTGGTGGACCAACTCCAAGTTATGTAAGCACTGCAGTTGAATATGATGGATCAAGTTTTACTGTTGTTACAAGTGTCCCTCAAGCAATTGGAGGATTAGATTCTGATGGACCACAAACTGCTGGTTTAACAGCAGGAGGAAATACTCCAGGTTCAGGTCCCTTAAATCAAGTAGCTTCTTTTGATTACAATGGATCAGCTTGGTCTTCAAACCCTAATTTAAATGTAGCTAGAACAGGACATGCAACAATTGGAAATACCGCTGCACAGGCTGCAGCAATTGCAATTTCAGGAGAACCAAACACTACAACAACATCAGATTGGGATGGATCTTCTTGGACTGCTGGAGCAGGTGTTCCTGGATGGGCTCAAGGTACATCAGGCGGTGGAACAACTTCTGCAGCTTTTGTTAATGCTAACGTTGCTGATGGTGATGAAACATATGATTATAATGGTACAAGTTGGTCTTCAGGAAATAATTCTAATCATGAACACAACTACGGTGGAGCAGGAGGAATTGCAACACAAGGAATAACTTTTGGCGGATCAGTTGTTGGTCCAGGAACAAAAACAGCTCAAGCAGAATTATATGATGGAACTTGTTGGACATCAGATGCTAGTATGAACGAGGCTAGAAGTAATGCACACGGAAAGTCTACAGTAACAGCCCCTGCTATTTTAGTTGCCACTGGAAACCCTGGACCTCCAGGTTATACTAATGCAGCAGAAGAGTACAGCGCAGCAGCAGCAACAACAAAAACAATTACAACGAGTTAAAAAATTATGGCAAGTTACAAAGAAATACATGGAAATAACATACCAATAAGATCAGCAGATCCAAGTAATCCAATTGTTGGAGAAATTTGGTATAATTCAACTACTAATCTTTTAAAAGGTTTTATTAGTAGATCAGCGTCTTGGTCAACGACTCCTTCCACAAGTAGATCATATACGGGGGCGGGTTTTGGAAACAATGCAGGCGCTGTCATTTTTGGCGGTGCGGGTGGATCTCCAGCACCAAACCCAGTATCAAATGCTACTGAAGTTTATGACGGAAGTAGTTGGACATCTGGATCAACTTATCCTTTTTCAATGAGGGACGCAGCCGGAACAGGTCTTCTTTCGTCAGGTTTAGGTATATGTGGACACGGACCTGGTGGTCCATCTACAACTTGTAATGAATGGACAGGCTCATCTTGGACAGGAATTCCAGCAAATCCAACACCACTTAGATCAAACGCAGCTTTTGGAGTAGAAACTGCTGCGGTAAACTTTGGTGGTGGTGAAGGAGCCGGAGAAACTACGGTTGGTAAAACACAAGAATATAATGGTTCATCATGGTCAGATAGTAATGCTATGAACACTGGCAGAAAAAATTGTGGTGGAACAGGAATAATAACTGCAGGTGTAGCAGGAGGTGGAAGTGGATATCCTGGAGTTCCAGAACCAAATCAAGGTGATCTTTGTGAAGAATATGACGGAACTTGTTGGTCTAATACCAACACTTTAAATAATAAAAGAAATTCAGAAGCTGGAATGACTGGCACACAAGCAAACTCTATTATATACGGCGGCAGCCATCCTACCGGTAACACTACTAATACTGAATCTTATGATGGAACATGTTTTTCTGTTATTTCTGGTGCAACTACACCGATTAGTGGAGGAACTTCTGTTCAAGGTAATGGAAGCACGTCTTTAGGGACTGCACTTTATGTAAGAGCAGCTCCTTCAGGAAAAGGGGCTTGTGAGTTTACAGCACCTGGACCAGCTACTGTTACTGTTTCTTCATCTTAGTATTGACATTATTTTTAGAAAGTATATATTAAATTTTGAAAGAGGAGTTATATGACAGAAAAAAGAAATATACATGCATTAATAGAAAAAGAAGCACCAAGCTTAAATAATTTACTAGACCCAGCAGATGTCAGTAAGTTTAAAGAATTAACAGGCGAACTTAGAGATACTTGGACTAAAAAACAAATTTTTAGAACTGAAACAGAAATGAGGTTTTCAGTTTTAAACGATTATAAATATCCAACCCATGCTGCAAAATACTGGCAATGTGTTAGAGAACAAAACGTTTATTTAGAACAACTAATGCAACTTTCTTTTGAATACAGAAAAAATGATGTAAAAATTAAAAGCCTAGAGAAAAAATTAAAAGAAGAAAAAGATGATATAAAAGCAGAATTATTACAGATTAATTTAGATGAAAAAAGATTTGGAAAAGCTGCTATGGAATTGAATGCAAAAGATCGAATGAGAGAAATAAAATTGTGGTCTACACTTAAACAAGAATTTAATGATGGTTCTTTTGATGACAATGACGTGAATACTCATCAAATGGATTCTTATCACAAAATTATGATTAACAGAAAAAACACCTTAACAGCTGGGTCTTCTCAACCCGAAGTGTTTAATGTTATGGGACAACTTGATACCATAGAAAGAATTAAAAAGGAAAGAGGTCAACTTGAAGGTAACAAAAGAGAAGCTATTTCTTCGGAACAAAAACTTGGAGCAAAACCCGAGTAGTCAAAAACAAACAGATCTTTATAAAAAAGTTAAAGATCATATTAAAAAAACGGGTTTTATAGTTAATCCGTTGTTAGTTGTTGAAGACGAAAAAAAATATAAAGTAGTTTATGGTAATAACAGATACCTTGCTGGAGTAGAATTAGGTTTAAAAGAATTTCCAATAGAGGTATTAAAAAACGATGATCCTATTACCATCAAAGCTGTGGCAAAAAAATATAAAGAGGTAGATTTAGATGCAAATTGAAATTAAAAATTTAGGGCAATCTATAATAAGATACCAAGTTCCCTTAAGTATATATCACGGTATTAATCAAATATACGAATCAAAAATAGCTAACTTACCTAAAGCAAACAAACAATTAGTTGGTAAAATAAATAATGAACATAGTCTTTATTATGCAGGGCCAGATAATGACAAGATAATTAAGAATAATTTTTTAACTAAAGATATATTTACGTATTTTGTGTCTTGTGTAAAACATTATTTAAAAGAGAATAAAATAAAAGGATATAAATATAGTGTAAATTCTATATGGGTTAATGAAATGAAAGAACATGAATATAATCCTGTTCATGTTCATAGAGGCACTATAGATACTGGTTTATCGTCTGTGATGATTTTAAAATTGCCACCAAATGGTTTTGGAATAGAGTATTCTGCAGCACATTCGCCACAAAATGGAAGATTACAGTTTTTAGGTTCTGCTTCTGGACAGTTTGCAAAAATAGATTATGAGCCAAACATTCAAGAAAGAGATTTTTTTATATTTCCATATGATATGAGACACTGTGTTTATCCATTTAATGGACCAGGGACAAGAAGAACACTAGCTTGCAATTGTGATGTGTCTTATGATAATTTAACACATCGAGGAGCATAATGTATTTTAATAAACAAATAAAGGAACCTAAATGGAAAAGTTGGGTTATACAAACAAACACACCTTTATTTACTCCAGAACAATGTAGAGAAATAATAAACATAGGGCGAAGCCAGCCACCACAAACAGCACAAGTTGGTATGGGTAAACCTGGTGGTGGAACTGATACAAAAAAAAGAGTTACAACAATATCTTGGATACCCTTTAATGCAGCAGCACCAATGTACGACAAATTAGATACTTTTATACAAGCTGCTAATTTAAATCATTTTGGTTTTGAAGATGTAAGAATTACAGAAAATGCTCAATTTACCGAATATCCAGAAGGTGGATTTTATGATTGGCATATGGATAGTGATGTGGTTATGGCTCACGAGCCACCGGTTCGAAAAATATCAATGACTCTTTTATTAAACCACCCCTCAGAATTTGAGGGAGGAGATTTAGAATTGCTTAGCCCAGGAAGATATAAAAAACTAGAACAGGGTCAAGCAATTTGTTTTGCATCATTTTTAAATCATAGAGTTAATCCTGTAAGAAGAGGAGTAAGACAATCATTAGTTGTTTGGTTTGGGGGTACACCATTTAAATGATTAAAGAAAAATTTTTTCCAACATTTATATATGCAAAAGATATAAATTTAAATACAACGCATTTATCGCAGACCATTTATCAATGGTCTCAAGAAGATAAAGGCGTTAAAAAAACTAATGTGGATGGATGGCACTCTACTTCTAATATGCAAACAAAACAAGAATATCAACCATTGTGTAAAGAATTATACGATATGCAAGTTGATATTTATAAAGAAGAATTTATAGATCGAAAACCTGTCTTAGGTAATATGTGGGCTAATATTAATCCTCCAGGTGCTTACAATAAACCACACTGTCATCCTAACAGTTTATTTAGTGGGGTTTATTATGTTAAAAGCGAATCTAATTCAGGTAGATTAAAAATACATGAGCCTAGAATAGGTAAACAATTAATGATGCCTAACTTACAAAAAGCAAAACTGCCTCAAGATTTGTGGGACAGTGTTTATTTAGAACCTGTAGTAGGAAGAGTAATAATGTTTCCTTCATGGTTGTGGCATGAGGTAGAACCAAACAAATCTAACGACTTAAGAATTTCAGTATCATTTAATTTTATACAAGATGGCTTTTAATAAATATCAAATAATCAAAGGTGCAGTGTCATACGAGTTAGCAAACTTTGTATTTAATTATTTCTTACTTAAACGTGATGCAGCTAAATTTATGTATGATAATAACATTATACACGATAATGGGATGTTTGGTACTTGGTCTGATCCACAAATACCTAATACCTATTCTAATTATGCAGATCCTGTTATGGAAACGTTATTAGTTAAAATGTTACCAGTAATGGCTAAAGAAACAGGACTACAATTAATACCTACATATTCATATGCTAGAGCCTATAAAAAAGGCGATATATTAAAAAGACATAAAGATAGACCAAGTTGTGAAATATCAACTACATTAAATTTAGGTGGTGATCCTTGGCCGATATTTATAGATGGCACAGGAGCAGATAATGTTATTGATGAACAAAAAAGTATACATAAACCCAACGCTCCAGCAGGTACGAAAGTCTTGCTTGAAGTAGGCGATATGCTAGTATATAGTGGCTGTGAACTCGAACATTGGCGAGAGCCTTTTGACGGGAACATTTGCGGTCAAGTATTTCTACATTATAATCATGTAAATGGCCCATTTGCAGACAAAAACAAGTTTGACGGAAGACCTATGCTAGGTCTACCATCGTTTGTAAAATAGTATAATAATGAGGCTTTATGTTACGAAAAATTACACTTAAACCAGGTTTAGATAAACAATCCTCAGACACGGGAGCAGAAAGCCGTTGGGTAAATGGAGACTATATGAGATTTAGATATAGTTATCCTGAAAAAATTGGTGGTTGGCAACAACTTACTTCAAGTAATTTAATAGGAGCAGGTAGAGATCAACATGCATGGGTAGATAATATTGGAAATAAGTATGTAGCAATTGGCACAAACAAGCTGCTTTACATTTATTTTGAAGGCGCTGTGTATGATATTACTCCTATAGATACTACAAAAATTCAAACAGGAGTTTCTATTAAAAGTACTAATGGAAGTGCCTCTTTAACTTTTACTTTTGGTTCTGCTCATAATTTAAAAATAGGTGATATTTTTTTAATTAGAAGTGGAACTACAGCTATGACTGGAGTAAGCACTTCTTATACTGCTTCTGATTTTGATGGAAAATTATTTGAAGTAATTACAATTCCTACAGCCACAACCTTAACGACTACTATGACAACTTTAACAAGTAATAATGAAAGTGGTACGGGAGGAAATATTGCAACAGCTACCATAGATCCTT